GGCTTTGGGCGTAAGTTAACCAATTCTTATTGGAGATTTATGGAACTCGACTCTCTTAAGATTCGAGACTTAGCTGCTTTCCTTCACAGGATCGTAGCTCCATATTTCACACTTACAATAAATGGTAGGGTGCTGAAATGACCCTGCCAGCTATCAATCTCAGTTTGGTAGTGGTTCAGAAGGAAGGAAAACCTCCCTTGAGATCTGATTAAGATCCTGAATCACGTTCACCTCAAGTTCCCTATCCAGACGCGCAAGAGGAGCTCAAAGGCTCAGCTTACGTTCTGGTTCGGTTCATTGAGGAGTACCAAAACCTCTAGACTTGTAATTGACGAAGGCCAGTAAGCTATCAGATAATATGTATTCCATATTATTATTGACAGCTACTAGTCTTCTTCTCAATTCCAAAGCTTTGAGGGCCGAGAACAACACACCTCTAACACTATCAACTACCTTACGTATATCACGTTCGGTAGAAGATAACTCATCAAAATCTAAGAAGGACAAATTTTTAACAATTGCAATCAAGGATTCAGAAGAATTCTCGAGAACAAATTGTTTAGTTTTATCCCTTAGACGTATAATATGGTTTGTAAGACCATACCACGTGAAGTGATATTGGAAATGTCTAAGATCTTCTCGATCTCAGAGCAATTCCCATGTCAATTCTATTTGACGAGCGTGGTACACTACATTCCTAATATTATCCAATGACATTCATTTAATGAATGGCATTAGACGAGATACCAAATACCCTTGATAGGGATATTGGATCTCATTTATTAGGCTTGTACAGTACCTCTCTAGATTTTCTTTAAAATCTAGATACTTATTAGAAGTGTTTACAGATAGTTTTACCACCTCTTCTGTAAAGGCTGCCCGAAGTAATTTCGGGACTAGAGCCTCACAGGGGATCGGTATATACTCAGTGTTTAAATACCTAACTAGAAGCTTCCTTGCTTCTTCGCCGGTAAGTAAACCTGATATATATCGGTTTGTGGTGACAATTTCGTGTATTATTGGTTCAAGGTAGGTTTTAGAAAATCCCTGGCGGACTTTAGAAGTCCGTTTATGGGGTCTACTAACTACATTAAGACCAGTAAGACACTTAATTATAAGCTCACTAAATGTTCCTTTATACATATAAAGGTTACCTCTGTATACATACTCAAATAAGATCGTAATCAACGTTCTTATATGAGATATGTTATCAGAGATACCACTTAGTGGGATACCTGTAATCTCGTCACTTCCACGTATTCATCTCTTGGCAAATTCGTACGTATCTTTCGATACATGCGTTTTTGATTCTGAGATGTCAACCCCTAGTTGGTTCATCACTCATATATATTTTAGGGCGACATCGTTATCTTTAATAACGATATCGTCACCTAATAATATATACTGATCGAAAGCAATCGTCTTATCACAAAGATAAGCCGCTCACTTAACAATCAGGTGATGAGTAACAGCTAAAGAAGCTCAACTTGAATATGCTCCCATAGGCTGGCCAACGGAGTAACAAGCTCCGTAATGACCAGTCTCCTTTATTGGTGTCGTTGCCAAAACCCTTCATTGGGTAGAGGTAAGTCCTAATAAAGGTGCGTAGTGTCACCCACATTTGGGTCGCACTACCGGGAATTCATATTCACGTTGTAGTAGTTTACGTCACGTAGATGCAAGAGAGGGACTATCAAAAATATAATTGATTAGTTTCTCCTGCAAATCCATTGGTAACCTATCTGTGGCTGCGCTCAAATCAAGACTTCAGAAATGCTCGGAATTATCAAGTCACGGAGCCCTAGGATCCTGAGTAAAAGTTCTATCACATGGAAATTGTTTAATACAATTAAACAATTTAATGTGAAAGGGCTTAAGTAAGAATTGGGAAACATAGTCTAATATGGCTATGACCCTCATCTTACAATCAGGATCTTTAACTACCGCCAGACGGCCGAGGAAGAAACTTCCTCTACCTGATGGCAGATATTTAAAGTAAAACCTAGAATACCTATGAACTGAAGCTAAGAATGGGAATAAAGTTTTCCCAGTCAAGATTTTAACTAGTTCCATGAAATTCTCTGAATATAGTGAAAAACTATATAAAGCAGTAGCAATACTGGGTCCAGAAGGACCAGATTTCATAGATAAGTTAAAATCCTTTAGTTCATAAGATGGTTCAGACTGATGAAGATCATGGTACAATACAAAGCTTTTAATAAAAGAAGAGGGTATAGTATACCCCGTTCCTTTACTACTAGCTATGATTGTACTAAGATCTACCGGCACACTTTCTGATCTTTTCGGTCTAATTGACCTAGAAATATTGAGAAGAGTTAATACAAATTTAACTTTTCCCAATTTCCTAGAATCAATATAAGACTTTAAGAAAAGAAAACGTTTTGGAAAGCCATTCACAAGGGAAACTCCACAATTATTAGACATTAATGGTTTTCCAACCATATGTCTAGTAATATGAAGTTTCACTTGCTTCATGTATTTAACGGTGAAAAGTGTACCATTATTTTTCAATAATGATATGACTATCTTCGTTAAACGCATTATAGCAAACCTATCATCTATTGCAAATAAGAATTTAGTTAACTTATATGTAAGTTTAATTAAATTTAAATTTAGCATTAGATTTTGATAGTAGTACCGGACTACTCTTAAGTACGTCGGAGCAAGGCGCATCTCAGCCCTTGGCCTTTACGGCAGTTTACACCTATTCAGGTATTGCTACCCTATTCGCTATAGATCTGATGATCCGTTCGCGCTCTAGGCGGTTCACAACCGCTTACCAAGACGTCTTAAAAGTCTATCGACAAAGGGGGCCGGCTGGTCCCTGATGCCGAAAAACGGATAACCCTACATACATGAATTTTAATTCATGTACGACGGACACTATTACCTTCCCAAAGTTGTGAACTAAGGGCACGTTTCGAGTAGATCCCTTTCGGGATTTCGAAACAACGTGAAGTAACGGCAGGTACTTATAGGAATCACTCCTTAATCGGAGGCCCGATTCGATCGGGTACTACCCTTGTACG